TGTGAAATTATTCCTATAGCCGGCGACAACGATGACCAGGAGTATTCAAATTAAAATACAAAGACTTACAGGCAGCTGGCACACCTGTAGAAAAATGTGCCTTAATGTACTAACTAACAGGAGATTATGAATGAAAACATGTAATCTAATAACTTTATTGTTAACGATGTTCCTACCGATTTTCCTTTTCGGACAATCAATTTCAGGAATCGTTGATAATGGAGATACACCTTTGGCTGGAGCAAATGTTGTAGTAGAGGGAACTGATTTGGGAGCTGTATCTTCGGATGACGGTTCTTATCGTGTCGAAGTGGCACCAGGGACTTATACTATAACAACTTCATTCATTGGACACACACCAGCTTCAGAGGAAGTTGTTGTGGGTGAAGAAAATGTAGGTGTTAATTTCACATTGGTGATTGATGTACTTGCTATGTCAGCATTAGAAGTTTTGGCTTCCCGTGCTGATGAAACAACACCTGTAGCTTACACTACGATAAATAAAGCTGAAATGGAAGTTCGTCTTGGTTCACAAGACATTCCAATGATTCTTAATACTACGCCAAGTGTATATGCTACTCAACAAGGTGGTGGTGCGGGTGATGCTCGTATCAATGTTCGTGGGTTTAACCAGCGAAATGTAGCCGTTATGATAAATGGTGTTCCTCAGAATGATATGGAGAACGGATGGGTTTATTGGTCTAATTGGGATGGAGTAGGAGATGCTACGAAATCAATTCAGATGCAACGAGGTCTATCAGCTGTAAATCTAGCTACACCATCAATTGGTGGAACTATGAACATCATTACTGATCCTGCTCAACACGAGAAGGGTGGTAAAGTTAAGCAGGAAGTAGGTGAAGGTGGATTCCTTAAATCTACTTTGAATTATAACTCTGGTCTTATCAATGATAAATTAGCGCTTAGTGGAACTATTGTTCGTAAGACTGGTGATGGATTTATTGATGGTACTTGGACAGATGCTTGGGCATACTACTTCGGTGGTTCTTATGCCGTAAGTGATGACCAACGATTTGAGTTGTATGCGGTTGGTGCTCCACAACGACATGGGCAAAATCTATATAAACAGAATATTGCTACTTACTCACAAGAGTTAGCTGGTGATATTGATGGTTATGATGCTGAAGCCTTTGCTGTTGGTGAGAAGTTCGAACATGAACCAGGTAGGTTGTTCAATCAAAATGTTGCACCCATTGACGCTTCATACAAAGGCCAGCAGTATTGGTATATGTATGGTGCTAAAACAACCGATAGGTATAGTTCTGATTTCTTAAATGAAAGAGAGAACTTCTTCCATAAACCATTAGTTAACCTAAACCATTTCTTAACTATAAATGACAAGACTCGTTTGAGTACTGTTGCTTATTGGAGTGGTGGTTCAGGTGGTGGAACTGGAACTTATGGTAGTGTATCAAGACAACCCGCAGTTGAAGGAAGTGCTTGGTATGCAAGTTCTCCTTGGACTTGGGATTGGAATGCTGAGATAGCACAGAACTCTGCTAATGTAGATTCTTCTTTCTCTGATACTGAAAACCGTTCAACAGGTATTCTTCGTAACTCAATCAATCGTCAAAACACTTATGGTTTGATTTCTAAATTAAACTATGATGTATCAGATGAACTTGAAGTTCAAGTTGGTATTGATTGGCGAACTGCTGGTATAGAACACGCACGTGAAGTTCGTGATTTATTAGGTGGTGATTACTATGTTGATTACGCCGATAAAAATGCTACTGATGGGAAGAAAGTTATGTTAGGTGATATTATCGCTTATCATAATGAAACAACCGTAGATTGGATTGGTGGATTTTTACAAGGTAAATATTCTACTGACAAATTCAACCTTTATGGAATGGGTGGAGTATCCGCAATAGGATATTCTTATCTTGACCATTTTGCTGTTGATGCTTCTAAAGTTTCGGCTGATGCTATTACAACTTTCCAAGTGAAAGGTGGTGGTGTTTATAACCTTGATGATAGAATGTCTGCATTTATTAATGGTGGGTATGTTGAGAAGCCACCCATCTTAGATAATGTAATCAAATTTGATGGTACAGTTGCTACCAACCCAATCAATGAGAAATTTACAAGTTTCGAAATTGGTGGAAAGTATGCAAGTGGTAATGTTGATCTTAAATTGAGTTCATATAATACTCAATGGAAAGATAGAAACCTTACCAAATCTGTTGAAACAGGTGCTGGAGATTCAGGTGATACAGATGTCATTTATCTAACTGGTGTAAATCAAAGTCATACTGGTTTTGAAGTAGAGTCTAAAATTGCTCTTCACGAAATGGTTGACTTGAATTTAGTATTCAGTAAAGGTACTTGGCAGTTCGATGGTGATGCCAAAGGTGATTATCAAGAGATGGAGTATAATGACGACAACCAAGTTGTCGGTCAAACTACAACTCAGTATGAGTATGCTCTTGATGGTCTAATGGTCGGTGACCAACCACAAACAGCTTATGTTGGTGGTTTAACACTTAAACCATTGGAAGGACTTAGCATACAGGGTTTGTATAAAATGTATGATGATAATTACGCTGATTGGTCTCCCGATTCTCGTGAAGTCGATGAAGATGGTGCCGATGAAACTCAAGTTTGGAAAGCTCCTGGCTATTCAAAACTTGACTTACATATAGCATACAAACTACCAGAAATTGGTGGTTATGATATGACGCTTAGTGCTCATATCTTTAATGCTCTTGATGGTGTTTATGTTCAAGACGCAGTTGACAATAGTCAGTACAATGGGTATGGTGATAAACTTCACTTAGCTCATAACGCTGAAGTATTCTTGGGAACACCAAGATACTACAATGTAGGACTATCTGTTAATTTTTAAATAGTAAAGTGCGGGGGCTTGAAATATAGCCCCCGTTTTACTAAAAAAACCCTTGACTTGTATAGGGTTTTTGTTGTATATTGAGGTATCGGAAATAAGGGAGTTAGTTATTTATCAAAATTTGTGGTGTGAAAAGAGAGGTGGTAATCAAGTAGAAGTTCATCTATGGGATGATGTTGCTGGTTATCAAAATTTTATATTTAAGAATTACGCTTACGTAAAAGACGGAAGTGGTCAATATCGTTCTATTTACGGAGATAAGTTAAAGAAAGTAACGTATTGGACAGAAGAAGATTTTAAAACAGGCAAAGTATTCGAATCGGATATACCATTAGATACGAGAGTACTTTTAGATAGATATTCAGATTCAGACGAACCATCTAAAAATCACAGAGAACTATTCTTTGACATTGAAGTAGAAGTCACGGATGGTTTCCCTGAACCAGCAAAAGCTAGTAATAAAATCACATCAGTAGCATTTTATACTAAACATAATGGAGAGTATTCAGTTTATGTTTTAGGTGAAGGTAAAGGTAATATTAAGGATGGGGTTGATATTCAATTCTTCAAGACCGAGATAGAGTTATTAAAAGCTATTTTACAATATTGGATGAATGTTAAACCGACTATAATTACTGGTTGGAACATAAATGGGTTTGATGTACCTTATTTATATAATAGAATATCTAAAGTCTTGGGTGAGGAGTTTGCCAATGCCCTTTCACCGATTCAAATCGTAAAGTATAACCCAAACAAAAAGATGTATCGAATTGCTGGTGTTAGTGCTTTGGATTATATGGATTTATATAAAAAGTTCACCTTTACTCAACAATCAAGTTATAGATTAGATCATATTGGAACTATTGAGGTTGGAATTGGTAAGGTTGAGTATGAAGGCACATTAGATGATTTATACAGAGATGATATTGATAAGTTTATTGAGTATAACTTGAATGATGTTAAGATTGTCAAGGCTCTTGATGATAAACTAAAATTGATTGATTTGGCAAAGGGTGTATGTCATTTAGGTAGGATACCTTATGAAGAGGTTTATTTCAGTTCTCGTTATATTGAAGGTGCGATGTTAGTTTATTTAAAAAGTTTAAATTTAGTCGCTCCGAGTAAAGCCTACGATGTTAGTTATGATGGTTCGGATGGTAGGTTTAGTGGTGCTTATGTGAAGAGTCCTGAACCTGGTTGTTATGATTGGGTGTTTGATTTGGATTTGACTTCTATGTATCCATCAATCATTATGAGTTTGAATATGTCACCTGAAACTAAAATAGGTAAGATTAATGGTTGGGATGCGGAAGAGTTTATTAAAGGAGTCACAAAGACATATTCTGTAGAAAAGAATGGTAAGATAATTAGACGATTCAGTAATGGGGAATTAAAAGATTTCTTTAATAAAAATAATGTTTCAATATCTTCCAATGGTGTGATTTATGATTTATCCAAGAAAGGTGTTATACCAGCTATCTTGGAGAAGTGGTTTAATGAAAGAGTTGAATATAGAGCATTGTCTAAAAAGTATGGTAAAGCGGGTGATGAAGAATTAAGTAGTCATTTCAACAGACGACAACACGTTCAGAAGATTTTGCTTAATAGTTTATATGGTGTCTTGGGTTTAACTGTCTTTAGGTTTTATGATATAGATAATGCCGAGGGTACAACGACTACTGGTGTGAAGTTAATTCAGTTCACGGAGAAAGTTACCAATAACTACTATAATAAGATATTGAAAACCGATAAAGACTATTGTATCTACACGGATACGGATTCAGTATTCTATAGTGCTTTACCATTAGTTAAGGATAGATTCCCAAATGCTGATGTTAAAGATGAGAAGTTTATGACAGAACAAATTCTTGATATTGCTTCAGAGGTTCAAATATATATTAACAAATCATATGATTACTTTGCTAAAAACTTCTTAAACATACATGAAGGACATAGGTTTGAGATTAAACAAGAAATGATTGCTAAGGCTGCTTTTTGGGTTACTAAAAAACGATATGGTCAATGGATTATTAATGATGGTGGTACTCCATGTGAGAAGCTAGATGTTAAGGGATTAGATATTGTCCGTAGTTCATTCCCACCAGCATTTCGTGATTTCATGACTAAGGTATTGAAAGCTATTCTTTTTAAAGTTCCAAAAGAAAGAATTGATGAATTCATTTTAGAATTTAAAAAGGGTCTAAACGACCATGATATTACAAACATATCTTTACCGAGTGGTGTCAAGGGTATAAAGAAATACACGAAGAAAAAGACAAAACATGGTTTTGGTAGTAAGACTATGTTTACCGAGATGGAAAAGGGTGCACCAGTCCACGTTAAGGCATCAGTTATCTATAATGACTTGTTAAAACATTTTAAAGTCAATAATCACGAGCAGATTAGAAATAGTAGTAAAATTAGATGGGTTTATCTGAAAGACAATCCATTTAATATCGATGCTATCGCTTACAAGGGTTATGATGATCCTAAAGAGATTATGGATTTCGTAGCTCAATATATAGATAGGGATAAGTTATTTGATAAAGCCCTAAAGAAGAAAATAGAGTTGTTCTATGAGAGTATGAAATGGGATATGCCCATTGATAAAAAAACTTCAATTGAAAGGTTTTTTTAACTTGACTTTAATGAAAAAAATTCGTATATTAACACACAATAGGAGTCGTAATAATGAATAAAATAACATTGGATACATTTATCCAAAAATACAATCTTGGTGGAAGTATAAATTCCGTCAAGTGGGAATCAACTGGAGATACATTATCCACTCGATTCATTTCACCAGACAAAAGTCTATTAGGTGAATTAACTTTGTCAAAACAAACTTTACCTGAGTTTGAAGTTGGTGTTTATGATACACCATTATTGTCAAAAATGATAGGTACTTTAGCCGACAAGGTTGATTTCAGTTTAACTGAAGTTGATAATATGCCAGTTGCCTTTAAGTTATCGGATTCGATAATGAAAGCTGATTATGTATTGGCGGCCATTGGTGTTATACCCGATGTACCTGCATTAAAGAACACACCTGAGTTTAATACGATTGTGAATATTGATAGTCAGTTTATCAATTCATTCATTCGAGGTAAAGGTGCTTTAGGTGATGTTGATACATTTGCTATTAATCCAGTAGATGGTGGAGTTGAGTTTGTAATTGGATATAGCGATATTAATTCAAATCGTATTAGTATTAAGGCAAAAAGTGATGCTGTTAATATGACGGATTCGATTGTCTTTAATGCTAATCTTTTTAAAGAACTTTTAAATGCTAATAAAGAGTGTTCCAAAGCAACACTTCAGATTAGTGATAAAGGTTTGGCTCACATCGAGTTTAATGTTGATGACTTCAATGTTAAATATTGGTTAGTTTCACAGCAGGTTTAATATGGAATCACATGGATTATTTGTAGAAAAATACCGGCCGAAAGATTTATCAACATATGTTGGTAATGACCATCTTAAATCAAAAGTAGAGAGGTTTATAACTGATGGAAATGTCCCACATTTACTTTTATATGGTAGAGCTGGCGGTGGAAAAACCACACTTGCTAAGATTATTGTTAATCACGTTGAGTGTGATTATTTATATATTAATGCGTCGGATGAAAGAAACATAGATTTGGTTCGAGACAAATTGAAGACATTTGCTTCTTCAATTGGTTTCAAGCCAATGAAAATAGTTATTCTTGATGAAGCCGATTACTTAAATGTAAATTCTGCTCAACCTGCTCTACGTAATCTAATGGAAACCTTTTCTGCTCATTGTAGGTTTATCTTAACCTGTAATTACGTTGAGAAGATTATTGACCCGATACAGAGTCGTTGTCAAAGCTACAAAATAGTACCACCAAGTAAAAAAGATGTTGCTCTACATGCTAAGACTATCTTGGAGAAAGAGAACATATCTTTTGACTTGGATGATTTGGCACTCGTTGTAACTGCTGGTTATCCTGATTTACGAAGGGTAATCAATGAATTACAACGAATGTCAATAGATGGTAAGTTGAAGATTGACAAAGATGGAATGTTACATAATGAGTTTAAACTTCAGTTTTTGGAGATGATTCAAAATAATTCTGATATTCGGTCAATTCGTAAATTGATTGCTGATAGTGGTTTTAGTGACTACACGGAATTGTTTAGGTTTCTTTATGATGAAGTTGAAAACATAACAAGTGATAAGATACCCGATGTTATTGTTGAAATATCAAAGGGAGCTTATCAAGATGTGATGTGTGTGGATAAAGAGATTAACTTTATTGCAACCATGTCAAGCATATTAGGAAAATTACAATGAGTACAAAACCAATGAAACCACTACCAAAACAAGAAGTCCAGGTAGACTTACAGGATGCAGAAACAATGACTTGTCTAGAATGCAATAATAAGATTTTCATTCAAGGGTATGTCATAAAGAAAATATCAGCTATTATGTCACCAACGGGTAAAGAAGTCATAGCTCCAATTCAAGTGTTTAATTGTGGAAACTGTGGTGAGATATTACCGTTAAATGAGATAAATGAACTTATTTAGTTGGATTAATGAACTATTTGTCGGTAAACGAGATTGGGATTCTTTTTCGGATGCCGACAAAAAGAAGTTTAGTCCATTTATGGTAAATCGTTATTTGAGCATGGGTGATGAGTTTTTACCTTTCGTAAATCACTTTCAAACATATACGATAGAAGTTATGCCACATAAAGCCGTGTATCAATTCTATTGTAATTTACTACCAAAGAAAAAGACTTACTTAAAGTATTTGAGTGGTAAGAAAGAAAAGACAAATGATTTAGTTGTTCCTTTCATTATGACTTACTTTGAAGTAAGTAAACATCAGGCTGCTGAATACTATGATTTGATGTCAAAAGAAGAATTGATATTGTTAGTAAAAAAATATGGAAAATCCGATAAAGAAATAAAGAAGATGAAAATTAGATGAGTAAGCTATGGATGGCATTAGGAATATCATTGATAGGTCATATATGGGCTTGGTTTCATATGCAAGGTCAATTTAAATATGAATGGGCTAAGTCTTTATGGTGGGTTGTATTTGGTGGTATACCGATTAGTATTGCTTTTTGGTATGGGACAAAATGGTATTATGAATATTTTCAAAATTATTGGTATGTTAGGCCCATTGGATTTGGAATGGCTACAATAGTATTTACCGTATTGACTTATTTGATTTTACACGAAGTACCTGACACGAGAACAATAATAAGTTTGGTTTTATCAGTTGTTATTATTGTTATACAATTATCACATTTAATAATAAAATAGAGGAAGTTATGGTTATTACAGAAAAAGAAGCAAATTCTAGTTCAATGAGTAACAGTAGTGATATTGTAACAATGATGGAACAAGAATGGCCAGAGATGACCGAAGAATTTAAAAGATTACAACGAGAACAATATGAATTGTTCTGTCACAAGCAACATGATTACGGCCCAGGGAATATTTCAGTTGGGACACAATTACAAACAGAAGAAGATATAAAACTATCTCTTACAGGATTGTTCTTCAGAATTAATGACAAAATCCAAAGAGTAAAGACCTTGTTGATTGGTGGAAGAGTTAATGCCGTAGAGGGTGAACCATTAGAAGATGCCTTTTTGGATATGTCCAACTATGGTATAATGGCAACAATAGTAAAAAACGGAAAATGGGGTAAATAATGACAAGAAGAGAAAAGTTATATTCACAAAATGAATTTTCAATTTATGGTGTATTTAGATTCACAGCGTACTTTTTGGCTTCAATAGCCATGTATGTTGGTGATTTGCAAATAGCCGGAGTAGCCTTTGGATTTGGAGCTATTTTGGGTTTCATTCGCAGATTAGCAAGGATTTGGGAATAGTATGGAAAGATATTGGGGTGAAAAAAAACAACCAGTTAAAAGGACGAATGGTGACGACAACGATAAACACATATCAGTACAGGATAATAAGATTTATTTTTATTCTGGTGTTAATCGTAATAGTTGTGTCGAATTAAATAAAAAAATTGGGGAGATGGAAAGTAAAAGCTTGACTTTATCAAAAACTCTTGGTATATTACCACCGTCAATAAAGTTGTTTATTAATTCAGGTGGGGGTTCTATCGTAAGTGGTATTGCTTCTATGGATACGATAATAAGAACAGAAGTTCCAGTTCATACTTACGTGGATGGATTTTCAGCAAGTGCTGCCACTTTTTTAACTGTAGTTGGTGAGAAAAGATTTATGAGTAGAAATTCTTATATGTTGATTCATCAGTTAAGTAGTAACTTTTGGGGAACATATTCTAATTTTGAGGATGAGAAAAAAAACTTAGATTTAATGATGAAAACAATAAAAGACGTTTATAAACAATACACTAAACTACCAATGAAAAAACTTGATGAAATATTAAAACGTGATTTATTGTGGGATGCTCAGACTTGTTTGGATTATGGTATGATTGACGAGATAGTATAATGGGACACGTATCACATAGTCAGTTTGTAAGTTATAACGAATGTAACCTTAAATGGAAACTTCGTTATATAGATAAGTTAGGAACATTTACAGGTAATATTCATACATTGTTCGGATCAGCTTGCCACACCGTCATACAAGAATATCTCACGGTTATGTATGGCACTTCTATTATAGCTGCTGATAAACTTAATATGGAGTCTCGATTAAAAGAAGAGATGATGAGTGAGTTTACAAAGATAAAAGAAAACCAAGAAACCTTACCTTGTAGTCAAGATGATATGATTGAGTTTTACCAAGATGGTTTGGCTATACTTGATCACTTTAGAAAACATCGTGGTAAGTATTTTATGAAAAAGAACTACGAGTTAGTTGGTATTGAGTTGCCTATAACTATGGAACTACAAGAGAACGTAGAGTTAAAAAGTTTTCTTGATGTAGTGATACGAAATAAGATATCAGGTAGAATAACCATCATTGATTTAAAAACATCAACTAGAAGTTGGACAAATTATCATAAGAAGAACTTTTACAAGAAAGCTCAATTATTAATATATAAACAATTCTATTCAGAGAAATTCAATGTACCGTTGGATAAGATAACAGTAGAGTTCTTGATATTAAAAAGAAAGATAGCAAAACAAAGTGATTTTCCAATCAGTAGGTTACAGAGGTTTGAACCGTCTAATGGTAAAGTTAGTGTCAATAAGACCATGAAAGCATTCACAGAATTTCGTGAAGCTATCTATGATGAAGAAGGAAACCACAAAATAGACAGAGATTATAATGCTTCTCCTGGTAGTGCTTGTAAGTTCTGTGAGTTTGTAAAAACGGAGCATTGTAAATGGGGAAAGATACTTTAAGAGTAGGGATAGTCGGTAGTAGAAAATATGAAAACCGAAGAAAGATTAAGGAATTTATATTTAAATTAAAAACCGAGAAAGGACCAGATACTATTATAGTTAGTGGTGGGTGTAAAACAGGCGCTGATTATTACGCTAAAAAATATGCTTTAGAATTGGGAATGCAGTATCAAGAGTTTCCACCACAACATGAAAATTGGAATTTATATTGCCCAAAGAATCAAAAGGATTATGGTAGACCATATAGTGTGAAAAACTTTTTTGCTCGTAATAAAATAATTGCTATCTATTCAGAATATGTCGTGGCATTCATACCAAGAGGAGTTGAATCAAAGGGTTCTATGTCTACGATAAATTATGCTAATAAATTTGGAAAAAAAACACTCGTTATCGATTGAAGTTTTATATTTATGTATATACAAAAGTGGTAAGGTTATGAAGCATGAAACAAAATTAACATCCGTTAAAATAATAAAAACACTATACGAGCAATTTAAATTCAAAACTGTTAATTCTTCAATGAATTTACAGAAATTAGTCAATAGATCAGTTCATCAATATTTAAATAATGTTGTAGTTAAAGAACAAATAGAAAACTATGATAAACTATATGCAAGTGGGAGTCGATTTTAATGAATTATCGAGAAGATTTAATTAAAGTTAGTGAGTTGTATTTTAATGCTCAAATTGAAAAACATAAAATCAATGTGGAAAATTTACTTGAAAACCAAGTAGGGGTAGCAGAACATCCAGATATAGTAGAGACTATTGAAAAGGAATTACAAGTTATTGCTAACTATGATGAAAAATTAAATGTATTACAAAAATACTTTAAAGGTAATACAGGATCTAAAGAGGTTTTAAATGGCTAAAAAGAAAATTCTATTAATGTCCGATGATTTACGGATGCATAGTGGTGTCGCTACCGTGTCTAAAGATATAGTTATGGAAACACTAAATGAATATGATTGGGTTCAAATGGGTGGAGCAATCAAACATCCTGAGTCAGGTAAGGTTGTTGATATGTCCGAAGGTCTTGACGAGTTTGGGATTAAAGATGGGTATTTGAAAATTTATCCCGTTGATGGTTATGGAAATGAAGATTTATTACGAGAAGTACTTGCAGTAGAGAAACCCGATGCTATTCTTCACTATACGGATCCACGTTTTTGGATTTGGTTCTATAATATGGAAGCTGAAATAAGACGTAATATTCCAATTTTCTATTATAACATTTGGGATGATTTACCAGATCCACAATACAATACGAATTATTATAAAAGTAGTGATTTATTAATGGGAATATCTAAACAAACTTATGGAATCAATAATCGTCTGTTGCCTGAATATGAGGATTGGCAAACTACATTTGTACCACATGGCATATCACCTCGTAGATTTAATAAGGTTCAAGATGATGATATAAAATTAATAGAATTTGATGAAAAGTTTGGAATATCGGATAAAAAGTATAAAATACTCTACAGCAATAGAAATATTCGTAGAAAACAACCGAATGATGTATTATTGGCTTATAAATACTTTATGGATGGATTAACACAAGAACAACGAGATGAATGTGTATTGATATTTCATTGCCAACCCGTAGATGATAACGGAACAGATTTACCAAGAGTTCATAAACATTTATGTCCTGATTATGATATTTGTTTCACTTATGATAAAGGTGGACCGATGGGTGATATGGGAATGAATTTGCTTTTCAATACAAGTGATGTATATATTAATTTAGCATCCAATGAGGGGTTTGGGTTAGGTAGTGCTGAAGCCCTTACGGTAGGAACACCAATTATCGTTAATGTAACGGGTGGACTACAAGACCAATGTGGATTCCGAGATGATGATGGGGAGTTATTAACTGCTGAAGATTATATTGAGCTCGGTACTAACCATAGAGGTAAATACAAGACTCATGGTGAGTGGGTAAAGCCAGTTTATCCAGCTTCAATATCACTACAGGGTTCACCGATGACACCTTATATTTGGGATGATAGATGTAATCCTGAAGATGCTGCTGTAAGTCTACGTGAATTTTATGATTTAGGTAGAGAAGAAAGAAAAA